TGCTTTTACATCTGATTTCATATTTTGTTTCTCCTTAAAATATTATGTGGGCCGAAGCCCACACTAATTAATTAACTTGATGTAACGTCTGTACCAGTAATAACTTGTTTCCAAGTTGTTCCATCAGAAAAAGCATAAGTAGCATTTCCTGTGTAACCATTACCAACATAAACCATTAACGCTTCATTATTTACTGCGCTTAAAGTTTCACCGGATCTTGTTCCAGATGCAATAGTAAGTGTAGATGTATTTGAAACAGTCCAAGCAACAGTTCCACCTTGTTGTGTGTCATCTGTACCTGTGTGTGGGTTAACGTTTGCTCCACCAATAAACCCGTTAAGGGCTACTACTGGACCTTTAAATGTAGTGTTTGCCATGATATTCTCCTAGTTAAATTCTACATAGTCTCTAGGCCGTCGACTATACTGCGTCTATGCAGAATATTAATTTATGTATAGTGTGTAATTTATATATGAAATTATTAAAAAGTGCAAGAAATCCCTAGGAAAAAAACTACTTCTTGTAATCTTTAAGTTCTAATTAACCAGCAAAAAGATGAACTTCACCGTTTTTAAGATTACTAAGAACCTCTGCTTCTTGTTCTCTAATGATTGATCTAACTACTCGTTTGATCTCATCACCTAAAACAGACATTTCTGGTGTTATTTTTCCTCTGTTCTCAAGAAATAACTCGTTCCAATTAGATTCGAGTTTCAGTTTCTTTGCGAACAATACCATGTTGTCCTGAGCCATTTTGAACCTCCTCATAGGTTATATAAAAATCATTTCCAGTACTGTGATACTGTAGATCATTTTTTTCCCATGTTATATCATTTTTTCCTAGAAAGTCAATAATCGGTTTATGTAGTCCTTCGACATCATTTATTTCTGTTTGACTTTCTGTTTCAAATTTTGTTTGAAGATATTTGGTAAATATTTTTACTAAGTATTTGTGTGCCATAAAATTCTTTCTATATTGATAATGAGGCGGGATTGTGTCCCGCCTCAAAATAATTACTTATTATGCTCCTGGTGAAGCAAAAATACCTCTATAGTCAGAAACTCCAAAAGAGTATCTTTCTCTAGCTTTGTATCTTACGTTACCAGTGTCGAAGTCACCTTCCATAGCCGTTTTAATAGGGCTTCTGTCAAAGTACTTCATTCCATTTGGAACATCTGTAAGGATATAAAACGCATCCGGATCAGTTAAGAAATTGTTCACTCTATAACCTTGAGGAACCATTCCCATAGAAACGATTGCATTAATATCGTTATCAGCAGTACCAACTCTACCTTGAGATTTCATCAATCTCTCAGCAGTGAATTGAAGTTCAGAAGGGATAACCATTTTAACACCTCTTGAAGCAATTTTCAGACCTCTTTCGTCTGTCATTGCTGCAATGTCAATTAATGATTGCTCTAATGAAGTTTCATTCAAGTCAGCAGCTACAGCTAGTGTATTAGATACAGTTCCAGCTATAGTTGGGTGTGACGCATTAAATAAAGAAACGTTATCTCCTGATTGGAAAGTTCCGAATCCGTTAATTAACGGTTGTACCGCCTTAACTTGTTTAGTGTTCGCCATAGATCTAGCTAACGCTTTTGTATATCTACTTGCAAGTCTGTCGTACAAGTTATCCTCAATAGCTTCTTCAGTAATCGCAAAAGCAAGAGCCACAGTTTCATGTGTATATCTTGCTGTGAAAGTTTCTTGAGCATTGTCAAATTCAACTCCACTTCCTTCCGATTTAGTTTTAGCTTGAGCAAAACCTGATAACATAACTTCTTCTTCAAACGCTCTGTCTGAAGATTCTGTAGTGTATATTTCTGCGTGCTGATTTTCATAACGTTTGTATTCCAAGCCGAATAGTGCATTCAAACCTGGCTCTAGTTCTTTAACTAGTTGTCCTCTTGATATCGCCATAATTTATCTCCTATTCGATTAGATACCTGTTGTTACTTTTAAGTCGTGTTCATTGATCATAACAACAAAATTACAATTAGCCGAAGCTAAGTCATTGTTGGTAGCATCTTTTGAAACACTTAACACTTTAAGCTGAGCTATTGTTGATACTAATGTAGAATCATTCAACTCTGCTTTTGATACGTAGTTAGCTGCATTACCTGCAGTTAATTCGATATCAGCGTTCATAAATACATCAGTTTGTGCTGAAGCATTTGTTGAGTTCGACTGAATTTCGAATCTTTCGTACGGATCGTCTGCTACAAAAGCTACTATATCCGAAGCGTTAACTTGCGCATAGTGATTAGCCCATGTAGGTTTGTCTGTGTTGGGGTCAGTATAGAAAACACCTGTTAGTGAACCTAAAATATTTCCGCCAGCTGCACCTTGATCAATAGTTCCTGCCGCAGTAGCTTTTACTGGGTCTTGGAAATAGATCGTAGTAGTATCATTAGCTGAAATACTATATTCACTTAAACCTTGGTTGTCTCTATTCTGTCCAACTTTTCCAATCGGTCTTAGACCGAATGCTGCATCTTTATTTGCCATATTAGTTGTCCTCCTTAGACATTATTAGTTTAAGTGTACTCTGTTGGATAGGAATTGTTAAAAAATTAACTTTTCTTAGAGCCACCAAAAGTTACACGAGTCTGTCTATCAATATTGATAGGCATACTTGGGTGCTGTTCCTTCATAAGATCGTTATCTACTGCTTCAACATTATCTTGACCCTGTTTTACGTAATAGTCATTTCTTTGTTGTGCAATCTCTTCCGGTACCCTTGCCAGCAAAAGTCCACCAACTCCGATCACTCCCGAATATTTGCCGTCTTCAACAACTGGAAAGGCTGAATCTGGATATTCATCCGCTCTAACAAGTTCATAGCCAGATCTTAATCTGCCTTGAAGATTCTTAGTATCGTTGAATCCCATTGATTCTACTCTTATCCATCTATGTTTAAAACCTGTTGGCGCAGGGGGTGCATCTAAAGATGATGGTGGAGACCAAACTTTTTTATGAGTTTCTTTTTCTCTAGTTTGACTCGCACGTGAGGCTCTATTATTATCGTTATCGTTTTTCATATGCTTATACCTCCTTCGTGATATTTAATTGTTTCGCATAAAGTTCTAGTGGCACACCTAATTTTTTAGCAATTGCTACCTGTGAAGGCGTGAGCGTCACAGTTTTGCGACCAGTTTTCGTACTTCTAGTAGCTGATGCTACTTTCTGTACAGGCCTAATCGTTTCCTTGACTTCCATTCTATCAAACTTATGGGGAAATTCAAGTCTTATTCTCTTGTCTATTTCTACATAATAGTCGTCAGTTGATGGGTCAAAACCTTCCTGTTCTGTTAACTTTTTATGTAGATCGAAAGCAGTGTAAGTCATTGCTGAATCTTGACCAAACCATGAGTTTCTACTAGCCCATGTTTCAGCTTTAGGATCAGGTGTTCCTCTTGCCGCTTCTTGTCTATTTAAGTTAATTTCAGGAGTTCTAACTTCAGTTTCTCTTCTTTTAACTATTTCTTCTTGTTGAGATTTAGCTTCATTAAATTTAGCTTTTTTATAAGCTAATTCAGAGATAGTAGTTTGAGCTTCTACTTCAGCATTAATATCTCCAGCTTCTCTAGCTGCAGTAAGTTTTGCTTTTGCAGATTCTAAACCAGATATAATAGAGTCTTCCGTAGACTTCATAAATCCTGGTTCTAGTCTTGAGATTTTTTCATCGACAGCTTTCTTATCCTGCATAACTCTTTGAGCATAAGTTAAAGCTTCATCTTTTTGTCTCTCAGCTTCTCTCCACTTCTTAGTAAGTTTAGCTATTCTTTTTTGAACACCTTCACTATACTGTTCTAATTCTTTTTCTTTCTCGTCCGTTTTAGGATCTTCTTTCTTTTCTTCTTCAGCAGCCTCAACTACTGGAGTTTCTTCTACATCATTAGATGTAATATCTACTTCTGATGTTTCAGTTTCCTGTTGATCTATTTCAATCTCAGTATCTGGACCAGATGTATCTATATCGACTGTCTTTTTTTCTTCTAAGTCAGGCATAGTTTTCTCCTATGTTAATATTGATGAAGTATATCTTCGGGATTATCAATGGTTGCTAAAACTTCATCGTCATTTAGCATTCTAACTTCCCCACCATCTATCTGGATTCTTGATCCAGCATATCTTGCAAAAATTACCCAATCACCTTTTTTACACCAAGGACCTTCTGGAAATTTTTCTTTGTCATAACAATGTGGACCCATAGCAAGAACTAAACCACAAGTAGATCCTACTTGTTGTCTCTCTAATGTATCTTGTCCAATAATTAATCCACCTTTAGTTTTTTCCTTCATCTTAAAAGGAAGAATTACAAGTCTCCATCCGGTTGGTTGAGGTAATTTATTTGATTCTTTTGTTTTAAGACGTTCGTATCCGTCTATTTCTTTTTTATGATCGTCATCATACTTGTCGAGTAGTGCCGATTTAATCTTCGGTGTCTCCGAATTGGACGACGTTTGTATTATCTGTTTCTCTGTCATTTTTTCGCTCCTTTGGATTTAGCAGGATAGAGATTTCCTGTGATATTTTCATATAGGCATGTGCCTGGCCTAACATATACTTATATTTTTCCATATTGTCAACAGCTCCACCAATCATAGCGTCTCCAACATTTTGGTATGTTTCTTTTAAGTATTTTTGAATTTTATTTAATATTACTAGTTCTTCACTTAACATTTGCTTTCTTTCCTTTATTTTGACCTTCTTTTATTACATAATCTTGAGTTCCATTCGCACCTGTTTCAACTTCTTTTTTTAAATGTCTAAATAAACTCATTTGTTTTATTTTTCTGTAATTCTCTTTTAAAAAACTTTCAATAGATTTTGTATCTCTCATTTTTTTTCTTTTTACATTTGCATCTTGGTGCAGTGAACCAATTAATAAC